ACTTGTATGGCCATGATGGTTATACCTGGAATGAAAAAGATCTGTATAATAATAAAAGTCGTGCTTGGCAGGCTTACAGCAGATTTCGTTCTGGTGGTAAGCGTAAATTTAATAAGAATAACGGTCAAGGCCGTTATGCAAGTACTAGGAGACACTAATGACAATTTATATCGTAGATATCGAAGCAGTTGATACCCGCTATACTAAGCAATGGAAAGAATATCTTCCAAAGCAACTGAAGCGAGCTACGAATAATGATGTCGAAGTAATTAGTGGCGGAGAAACACCTCAGGCTACAACGCCTGGGGCATTTCTTAACTTTGGTGGTACAAATATTTACAAGAGTAAACAATTAGAAAAAATAGGAGAAATGTTCTGCGATGGAACTGTTAAGAACGGTGATTATTTTCTCTATACTGATGCCTGGAATCCTACAGTGGTACAACTTCGCTACATGGCAGAACTATTGGGTGTTGACATTAGCATTGGTGGTTTGTGGCATGCTGGTAGTTACGATCCGCAAGATTTTTTAGGTAGACTAATAGGTAATAAACCTTGGGTAAGAAATGCAGAACGTAGTATGTTTGATTGTTATGATCATAACTTTTTTGCTACACAGTTTCATATAGACTTATTTTTACAAACATTTAAGAACAAAGATGATCCTAATTTAGATAATAGACAAGTTAACGAAGATAAAATTATAAGAGCTGGTTGGCCTATGGAGTATCTGGCTACAAGTTTAGATAGTTATAAAAACATGCCTAAAGAAAATATAATTTTATTTCCGCATAGAGTTGCTCCTGAAAAGCAAGTTGAAATATTTAGAGATCTTGCAGAAGAATTAACACAGTATGAGTTTGTAGTATGTCAAGAACGTGAACTTTCAAAGAATGAATATCATAATTTATTAGGTCGAGCTAAAATGGTGTTTAGTGCTAACCTACAAGAAACACTTGGTATTAGTTGGTACGAAGGTTTATTAGTTGATACTATTCCTATGGTTCCTGATAGACTTAGCTACAGTGAAATGGCAGATCAACCTTTTAAGTATCCAAGTATTTGGACTAAAAACTTTGAACAATACAAAAAGTTTAAACCACAACTTGTTGATAAAGTAATTGATTATATGGAAAATTATGATAGTTACAAGGCTCCTATGAATACACAATTATACAACTTAAAAAAATCTTTCTTTAGTGGTGAAGCATTATATAAGGCGGTGAGCAATGGGTGACGATAAAGATTATACAATTACTATAGGAAGTGCAAGTCAAGATATAGGAGGCTGGAGTTATACAACACCTAGTATCGATACTATAAGCACTTGTACAGTTAACTTAGACACATCTTACACAACTGACACCGGCAGTGAGTATACATTTAATCTGCCTAGTAGTGAAGTGTTTGTAGATTCGATGCCAAGTGCTTCGCGTATAGATGAAATGTGCGACCTTTATCCTGCTCTTGCAAAAGCATACGAACAATTTAAACTAATCTACAAAATGACAGAGCAAGATTATAAAGGCAAATTAAAAGAAAGAGGTATAGACGATGACGTTCCTTTTTAATTGGTTCAAAGGAAGAAAACGTGTAATCACAGATAGGAGCGGCAAAGTTCCATATCTAGTAAGATGGTACGTTTTTTTAAAGGACCGAAAAGACTTTCCGTTCAATATCACACTACATAAAGTTTTAGTAAGTGACGAACCTGTACTACATGATCATCCTTGGAGTTGGGGAGCATTTATTATAAAAGGCGGCTATTGGGAACATACACCAGAAGGTAAATTTTGGCGTGGACCAGGTAGTATACGTTTTCGTTCAGCAAAAGATCTACATTGGTTAGAACTTGCTAAAGACAAAGACGGTAATAATATTCCATGTTGGAGTTTGTTCTTCATGGGTAAGAAAGCACAGAGTTGGGGCTTTGTTAAAAACGGCAAATGGATTGATAACAAGGATTACTTAAAAAATGTTTAACACAAAACAAGAACTCACTGACTGGGCTATTGAACAATTTAACAAATATGGAATTAGGCAACCCGAAACTTATACGGAACAAGAAATCAAAGATGCTTGTCCAGAAGTTCCTAGTTGGGTTATTAACAAACCTAATATTAAAGTACTAGACGAGGACGATGGATATCATGATTAAAAAACATTATTATAGTTGGACTGACGTAGAACGTATGTGCGTCAGTATTGTAAATCAAATGTACAAGGACAATTGGAGACCTGATTACATTGTAGGTATTACACGTGGTGGTAATATTCCTGCTACTATTATTAGTAACATGACTGGAATACGTTGCGAAGCACTTAAGGTAAGTTTACGTGACGGTGAGAAAGGCGGCTACAATGATAGTGCGGCTTGGATGGCCAGTGATGCATTTGGCTATGTAGCAAATCCAGGACCAAGTGCTGGACCACATCACAAGCAAATACTTATTGTAGATGATATTAATGATACAGGTGCTACATTTAATTGGATTATGGAAGACTGGAAAGCAGGTTGCTTGCCTGATGATCCTAAATGGAACAATATATTTGGTAACAATGTTCGCTTTGCTACACTAACAGATAATCTATCAAGTGAGTTTAACAGTAATATATCTTATACTTGTCACGAAGTAAACAAATCAGAAGAAGATGTTTGGTTAGTTTATCCGTGGGAGAATGTTGGAGAATATTAATGATTGAAAAGCAGTTTATTTTTCCGACACAAGTATTTAGAGCTGTATACAACAACGCTCAAGATCTACAAAAGTCTGTAGTTACAGAATTGTTAGCAAAAGAAAAAACAGATACATCTCCTGTAAGATATACTGCTAACGGATATACATCATACGGTAGTGAAAGTATTTTAGAAAATCCATTGTTTGAAGATCTAAAAAACTTTATTGATGCATGTGTACAGGAATGTCACAAAGAAACTAAACTACAACATACGCCTTCACTTAAGAGCAGTTGGTTTAGTATTAATCGTAAATACACATACCACGAAGAACACAATCATCTTCCAGACACATGGAGTGGAGTATACTATATTCAAGCAGATCAAGATCATCCGGGACTAACACTTGTTAATCCTAACATGAAGGCCAACTGGCCTAGAGTAAATGTTTCAGAACTTAATGAAGCAAACTCTCCTAATGTAACTTGTGCGGCAATGACAGGAAGTTTAATTATTTTTCCAAGTCATTTGCATCACAAAGTTGAACAACAACTTACAGATAAAGAACGTATAATGGTGGCATTTAATTATGGATTCTAAACCTTGGACAGATGTTTTAATTGACTCAAAAGAGTTTACAGTATATAAAGATGGTTATCCAGTTACTGAAGGACATATACTTTTTGTTCCTAAAGAAGAAAACTGGCAAGGCCTTACTAAATGTATGGAAGCGGCATACAAATGGGGATACGATTGGGTTGAACGCGGATATTGTGATGCGTTTAATATTGGTCAAAACGTTGGAGAAGCGGCAGGACAAACTGTTATGTATCCACACGTTCACTTAATTCCTAGGCGCAAAGGCGATATGGATGATCCACGCGGCGGCGTAAGACACGTGATACCTAACAAAGGCAACTACAGGAAAGGAACTTATGTTGAAACAGCAAATGATTGAAGCGGCAAGAAAACATGCCGAAGCAGAAATCTTATTACACAAAACTAATATTAATGTGTATATGGAAAAGGTTGTGGGCATTGGCGAACATTCAGATATTATTGAAACTATTCAAAAAGAACTGGATAAAATGGCCGCGGCACACGATCGTATGGAAATGCTAGACAAGTATTTTAATGACTAGAACACTATTCATCGGCGACAGTCACGCACACGGATATTCCGAAATTGGTGATACAATCTCAGCATGGCAAGATAATAACTATGCTGAGATCTATGCTGATGAAAATAATAAAGAAGTTGTTATCTATAGTCAACCAGGTGGATGTAATAGAAAATATCCTGCTTGGGTTAAATCAATACTTGATCGTTATGACGACATTGATGAAGTATTTGTACAAAGTACATACTGGAATAGATTCTTACTTGCATGTTCACGTAACTTAGATGTTGGTGAAAACACAAATGTAGATTTATTCTTAGATGACAATCAACCAAAAGACAAAAAGATACAAAGATATACAGATCATCGTGTAACTGAAAATTACATTGAAATGATTGATCAAGTTAGAAAAGAGAACTATGAAGAATTCAAAGGTTTCTTTTTTGATGATATGAAAGTACAAGCAGACTTTAAACCCTTTCATGAAAAGTATATCTACACAAAACTTTGGCACGAGCTAGTAACACCTTTACAATACAAAGACTATTGTTTAGACTTATTAGCAATTGATACTATGTGTGCTAGACGAGATATTAAATGGTATCAATGGACGATTAACAATAGAGTATTTGTTCCTGACAATGTTGAGCTTTACGGAGATTGGCAAGCAGGTACAAAAGCATCATCGTCCGCAGAAGGTTATTTGCAATTAGCAAAGGCCATTAACATAGAAACGGACGAACACAGAGTCGACGGCGAGCATTATACTAAGAATATACATGAATTGATTGCCAAAGACTACCTAAATTATGTTAAAAAAGGTTGACATAGACCTAAATATATTGTATAATATAAACTATTACAGGCAATCCACTGCCTTAACATCGGAGAAGTAAATGAACAAAAGTGAAGAAATTAAAACAAGGCTAGAAGAAGCTGGTATTAGATCGTGGGCTGGTGACAATATCAGTGATGTTTTAGTAGACGGTGACAAAGAAGCACTAATTGAAGAAGCAACTGTAGCCTTTGAAAGTGTGCTAGACTCACTTGTGATTGATAGGCATAATGATCCTAACAGTATGGGAACTGGCAAACGTCTAGCAAAAATGTATATTAATGAATTAATGGCAGGACGTTATGATCCTATGCCGGCCGCAACTGCATTTCCAAATGATGGTGAAGACCGTTATGCAGGTATGTTAGTTGTTAGAAGCGAACTTACAAGTATGTGTTCACATCATCATCAAATTGTAAAAGGTGTTGCGTACATTGGTATTATTGCCGCTGACAAATTAATTGGACTATCTAAGTATACACGTATTGCACAATGGTGTGCTGAACGTGGTACACTACAAGAAGAACTTGCAAACGACATTACTCGTGAAATACAAAAAGCAACAGGTGCAGAACACTTAGGTGTTTATGTACAAGCAACACATGGTTGTGTTGAGAACAGGGGTATTAAGGCACACAGTAGTCTTACACAAACAACTGTACTTAAAGGTGCGTTTAAAGATGACGCAGGTACTAAGAAAGAGTTTATGGATAACATTAAACTACAACAGGAGTTTGCTTGTGGAAAGTAAAGAAAAACAATTAAGATACTCAGAAGCATTTTATAGTGTACAAGGTGAAGGTAAATTTGTAGGAGTGCCTAGTGTGTTCTTACGTACCTTTGGTTGTAACTTTCGTTGTATGAACTTTGGTACAGACGAAAAACGTGATCGTTGGGAGCAACACAAAGCAGGTAAGAAACATAACGCAGAAGTAATGGAACTTATCAATCAAGGTGTACACGAAACTACAAAAGAATTTAACGACTTGCCTATTATACACACAGGCTGTGATACATATGCAAGTATCTATCCTGAGTTTAAACACTTTAACAAACTAGCAGGTGTTGATGCTGTTGTTGAACATTTACTATCACTTACTCCTAACGGTAAGTGGGTACAAGATAATGGTCAAGACGTACATTTGATCATGACAGGTGGAGAGCCTTTATTGGCGTGGCAAAAGCTCTACATCGATTTATTTGAACATCCACGTATGCAGGATTTAAGGAATGTTACATTTGAAACAAATACTACACAACACTTACACAACGATTTCTTCAACTATCTCAACGATCAAGACAGAATCCAAGTTACTTGGTCTTGTTCCCCAAAACTTAGTGTTAGCGGAGAACCTTGGGATACTGCTATTAAGCCTGATGTGGCTGAGCAGTATAACACTGTTACTGATAGCGACATCTATCTTAAGTTTGTTGTCGCTACTCAAGATGATTTTGATGAAGTTAAAAGAGCTGTCAGTGCTTATCAAGGTGCCGGGGTACAATGTCCAGTATATCTTATGCCGTTGGGTGGACGCAGTGAAGAATATGCCCTCAACGTTAAAGACGTGGCTGAAGCGTGTATGGCAGAAGGATGGAGATTTACCCCAAGACTACACATTTCACTCTTCGGAAATGCGTGGGGCACTTGATGCACGATACAAAAATAAGCAACATGAAAAAGCTATGAAAGCACCTATTAACGAAGATAAAATAAGAAAGGCAGGATGGTAATATATGTTAGATAAAGTAAAAAAAGCGTTGGGTATGAAATCTGAACAAGTAAAAAAACTTACAGCAGAAGAACAACGTAGAGCTATTCTTGAAAAAGAAAAAGCACAAGCAACTAAAGATAAGAAGCCTTGGGTAGCAGTACTAGATACACAAGTGAATCCAGAGAACATTAAGAACGGTTTCTTTGAGCTCGATTGGAACAATGAGTTTATTGAACAACTTATTGATGCAGGATACTCAGGCGAACAACCAGAGCATATTGTTGATCAATGGTTTAGAACTATTGCTACACAGATGTTAGAAGAAGACGGTCAACAAACTGATCGAGGTATGGGATATATTGAAACTAGTAAAGCAGACGATAATGGTAAAGCTGAAGTTAAATAATGCTTGACATAAGCCAGATCTGGTGCTATAATACTACTATAAATTACAAAAAGGCAAACTAATGACATATATTCTAGTAGACACAGCTAACACATTCTTTCGTGCAAGACATGTAATACGTGGTGATCTTGACACAAAGATAGGCATGGCTTTTCATATTACACTAAGCAGTATTAAAAAAGCATGGGCTGACTTTGATGGCAGTCATGTTGTGTTCTGTTTAGAAGGACGCAGTTGGCGTAAAGACTTTTACGAACCTTACAAGAGAAATAGAAAGGTTGCACGTGATGCACTTACTGAATCGCAAGCTGAAGAAGATAAAGTGTTTTGGGAGATGTTCGATGAGTTTAAAGACTTTGTAACTACAAAGACTAATTGTACTGTGATGCAACACCCTGAGCTAGAAGCAGATGATCTTATTGCAGGTTGGGTACAAGCACATCCTAATGATAAACATGTTATTATTAGTACTGACGGTGACTTTGCACAACTTATTGGTCCGAACGTAACACAGTACAATGGTGTTAGTAATACAATTATTTCACATGAAGGTTACTTTGACGATAAGAAAAGGCAACCTGTTATTGACAAGAAAACTAAAGAGCCGAAGCCTGCTCCTAATCCAGAATTTATGTTGTTTGAAAAGTGTATGCGTGGTGACACAAGTGATAATGTGTTTAGTGCATACCCTGGTGTACGTACAAAAGGTACTAAGAACAAAGTTGGTCTTATTGAAGCATTTGAAGATAAAGACAATAAAGGCTTTAACTGGAACAACATGATGCTACAACGCTGGACTGATCACGAAGGTGTAGAACATCGTGTACTTGATGACTATCAACGTAACGTTGTCCTTTGTGACTTAACTGCACAACCCGGCAACATTAGAAGTATTATTAACGATGTAAT